CCTTACAGCGCAGCGCAGAATACGCTCAGGCAGCAGAGAACAAACAGACCGCCGCAGACAACAAGAAGAAACAAAACGAAGCGGCTGCAGAAGAAGCGAAGAAACACGCCAAAGAACGGGCGAGAAAAGCCGCACAAGCCGCTGAGGACAGAAAGCGGGAGCGTGAACAGATTGCCGAGGAAACGGCTGAGAGAAACAACCAAATCGCCGAATACGGGCAGTCTGTCATTGAACAGACTGAGAAAACCGAGCTTGACATCAGACAGGCTAAGATAGAACTCATGGAAGAGGGTTATCAGAAACAAAAGGCGCAGCTCGACCTGAACTATGACCGCCTTATTTCTGAGAACAAAGAACGTGAGCGACAAATGCTTGAAGCCCTTGCCGACAAAATGGTTCTTCAATGGGAGAACAAACACCCCAAGGCAAAGAACTCTGAGAAACAGGCTTACCGCAGCTCTCTTCTGAGTGAAGACAGCGACACCCGCCTGACACGTCAAGACCTGACAACAGAACAGCGGGCGCAGCTCGAAGCATACGAGAAGATAGCCGCCGACACCCGTGTCAAAGGAAATAAAGAGGCTCTGAACACCATGCTGCAAGACAGCCTGACATACGAGCAGCAGCGGGTCAAGATTGCCGAAGAATATCAGAATAAAATCGAAGCCCTCTATGAGCATGACAAAGACGGGAAACGTGTCAAAGATGAAAACGGAAATGACAAGTGGAACGAGGGTGTCACTCAGGGGAACTTCGATGAACTGAATTATCAGCAAGAACAGGCTCTGAACGCCATTGATGAACAGTTTGCGCAGCGTGAAGAGACATACAAGGCATGGTGCAACGAAATCGCCAATCTGACCCTTGAACAACTTCAAGCCCTCTTGGATAAAGCCGAGGAGGAGTTGAAAAAGGTTGAGCAAGACAAGAAGAACGGCACAGCCACTTCACAGCAAGTTGCCGTTGCCCGTGCAAAAGTCACAACCGCCAAGAATAATGTCGCTCAGGCAAAGGCGAAAGCCGACCTGAACCCTGACAAACGTTCAATCAAACAATGGCAAGACCTCTACAAGACCTTGAATGAGGTAAACAAGACATTTGAAGAGATTGGCGACACAATCGGCGGCGTTGCGGGAGACATCATCAAGACGGCGGGGCAAATATCAACCTCTGCCCTTACGATGATAAACGGCATAATGCAGTTGACACAGAACGCATCTACAGGCGTTCAGGCAACAGCGACAGCCTCCTCAAAAGCAATTCAGACGGTTGAAAAGGCTTCTGTCATTCTGACAATTATTTCTGCCGCCTTGCAGATAGCAACGCAGATCGTGAACCTCTTCAATAATGACGACAAGAAGCAAGAGGAAATTGAGGCTCTTCAAAGACGCATTGACCAACTGCAGTGGGAGCTTGACAACGCCGACATCGTGCGCATACAAGAGAAGAGCGGAAAGGCTATTGACCTCGTGAAAGCGAAGCTGAAAGAGACACGGGACGAAATGTTGAAAGACATTGAGACCCTGACAGGCTTTGAGGCAATGTGGGCAAGGCTCACGCTGAAAGTCTCACGCAACGATGAACTGTTGAAACAGTCAGCCGAGAAGATTGCAAAGGCTTACGCCAATGTCGCTTACACGGCTGACAAGGCTCTCGGCGGCAAGAAGTACAGTGAAGCCCAACAGCAGCTTGAAAACATCGCACAGCAGCAGTTGCTCATTCAAGAACAGATAGACACAGAGAACAGCAAAAAGAAGACTGACCAAGGCAAGATTGCCGATTGGGAGCAGAAGATTGAAGAACTGGGCGCAAAGGCGATTTCAATCATAAATGAAATGGTTGAAGACATCATGGGCGGTACAAGTTCTGACATCGCAGAACAACTCTCTGACGCTTTCTTTGAAGCCTTTCAGAACGGCGAGGACTACGCAAAGGCGTGGGGCGATAAGGTCAACGAGATAATCGGCGACATAACAAAACGCCTTTTGGTTCAGAAGTTCTTGGAAGAACCCCTCGGAGAGGTCTTTGACAAGTACAAGGCTCAGTGGTTCAAGGACGGCAAGTTCATGGGCATTGACGCTGTTCTGAACAGTCTCTCGGGCTTGACAAATGACCTGAACCAAGTCGGCACAGATTGGATAACGATTTGGGAGGCTCTCCCTCAACAAATCAAAGACATGATTACAGCCGCACAAGACTCAACCCGTGAGACCTCTTCAAGTGGTATCGCCAACGCCTCTCAGGACAGCGTGGACGAGCTGAACGGACGAGCCACGGCTATTCAGGGTCATACCTATTCAATCAGTGAGAACACAAAATTGCTGCTGAATACGGCGAACCTGATTTTGCAATCAGTCTTGAACATTGAGAGCAACACAGACGGGCTTTCAGACCGTGTGGCGGGCGTTGAGAGCAGCGTGAAAGAGATTAAGGACACAGTAAACGACATCGCCCTCAAAGGCATAAAGATAAAATGACATGAAAGAAGTTATCAGACAGATTTACACACAGGCAAAGCTCCTCGGGGCTTGCCCGTTGTTCAAGGGGACAGAACAGACTGTCGAGGATATTGTCAGGCTGTTTGAAAGCCCTCAGGGTATAGAGTTTTGCATGAAGAACCATTTCCCCAATATGGCGACTTTCAGGCTCTTCAAGCCTCACGGGGTTGAGAAGTACGGCATCTACATTGATGCGGGAACGCTGACCCTGAAAGACCCCTCACGGGCTGTCCTGATAGGAAGAACCTCTGCGACCGTCTTCTGTTCAAAGACAGAACGGCACGAAATCATTCTTCTTCACGGGGCGAAAGCGATAGTGAATGCAAACAAATGGGCTGTTGCCCATGTTCAATCAGAACAGGGCTGCAGCGTCATAAAAAACACCTCTGACAATGCGATTATAATATGATTAACAGACTTTTCATAGACGGTAACGATGCATACTTGCAGTATGGCGTGTATGTGACGAGCGGCGGGTTCAATGAACTTGTCGCCTTTCCGCCGTTGAAGTCTGTTGACAGTAACGATTGGCAAGAGGAAGACGGCGTGGAGGCAGACCTTTCAGCCCCTGTTCTCAACACCCGTGAAATTCAGGTCAAGTTCGCTTTTAGCGGGCTTTTCAGCCGTTTCTGCGCTTTCATTGAACTGTTGTCTGACGGTGCTTACCATGAGTTCTATTGCGCCCACATACAGCGCACGTTCACGCTCAGAATGACACAGCAGCCGAACCTTGACGTGGCGAGAATGTTAGGCACGGTAACGATCAAGTTCTCTGACGATTTCCCGATGAAAGGCTATAAGTACAAAGCCCCCGTGAGTGAGGTCACGCCGTCAGACGATTATTCGCTTGACAATACGCCATTGACAGATTACGGATGTCGGGTTCTGAAAGGTTCTCTGTCTGAGGTTATGAAGACCGCACAAGTGAAACAGAACCTTTTGCGGAATATCAAGACGAAGACGGGTGCCATATATGACGGGAAGCGGGTCACGTTCAAGACAAAGGACGTGAAGTTGTATTGCCTCATGCGGGCTGAGAGCCTGACAGAGTTGTGGCGTAACTATGACGCTCTTCTCCACGACCTCATTCAACCCGAGGAAAGGCTTCTGACGGTCAGAGAACTTGAACAGGATTTCCCGTGTTACTACAAGTCTTGTCAGGTCTCAGACTTCTTCCCTGACGGCAAAATTTGGTTGGAGTTCACTCTGACCCTGACTTTCACGGGGTCTTTCAGGCTTGACGACAACGATTTTATCCTTGCAACGGAAGACGGTATCATCGTGTTCACAGAAGACGGCGAGAACGCAATAGAAATGTTGCCTGACAGTTTCTCTGCCCGTTCTATGCAATTGGTAAATGACCGTTCTCACATACGTTTCATCAACAATGGCAATATAAGGTTCAACAACTAAAAAATAAAAGACAGATGAAGAAAATAAAAATTTCGGAGTTGCCCCTGTATCAGTCTTTGAAAGGGCTGTTTGTCATGGGAACGGACGTGAATAACAGAAGCGTCAAGGTAAATTTGGAGTTCATTGAGAGCGAGACCACAAAAGCCGTCAAAGACGCTGACACAGCAACGGCTGCTGCAGCAAAGGCTGCGGGGCTTGCAGATGAAGCGACAAAAACCGCAAACGCTGCCGCTCAGAGAGCGGACACGGCTCAGGCTCAGGCGGCAAAGGCGGCAAAGGCTGCGTCTGATGCGGCACAGTCAGCATTGAGCGCAAAAACTCAGGCTGACGATGCTGCAAAGGCGGCTCAGGACGCTGCCGAAGCTGCTCAGGCAGCAAAGACTGCGGCAGACGAAGCAACAACCCTGACAAAAGCCGCCACAGAAGCCTCAGAGAAAGCCACAGCCGCTGCAAAGTCAGCAACCGATAAAGTGCTTGACACGCTCGGAAAGATTGTTCCTACGGGCTTGTTTGTTGAGAGCGTTCCCCGCCTGACCCTCGGCAATGTCAACCCCGTTTACCTGAAAGCCGTTTTAAGCCCCGACACGGCTCTGAAAAACCTGATTTATATCAGTGACAACCGAGCTGTCGAAGTCGGCTTAGACGGGCGCATTTCAATCTTAAATAAGGGCGTGAGCCGTGTTCACATTATCCCCACATGTAACACAGCCCTTGCCCGCACCGTTCTGATTGAGGTGGGCGAACCGACCCTGAGGCTTGTCACAACACGCCGACAGATGCGTTTCACACAGTCAGGGGCTTTGCGTATGAATTAACAGAATGTCGAACCCGTTAAACAATGAAGAAACATGGGAAAGAAAGGTTACATCAGTGAATTTATGGGCGGCGGTCGAATTGTCTCTCACGGCAAAATCGCTGACCTCTCAAAGGGCTTCAAGCTCCCGAGTGGAAACCCGTTCTCGGTCTATGTCAGACCGAAGTACAGCGTATCAACTCTTGACACGGTTCTGACCGTGCGCTGCTCTCAGGACGAGAGCCTGACAGAAGCCCCCGTGCCGTTCAATGATTGGTCGCCGTTGGCTATCTCTGAGATTGCCCCGAACTCAGAACTGTTGAAGACAAATGACGTTTATTGGGGCAGCGGTTCTTATGAGGGGGAGGACACGCCATGATAGTGTCGCTGTTCATCAGTGTTGCTCGGCGCATCAGGACATGGACAGCCGCCCGCCGCAACAAGAGAAAAGACCTCAGAATGAACACAGCGTCCTCGGTTCGGTTCATCAACAAAGGCAATAAATCGTATTTCAAATTCTTAAATTAAAAGTTATGGCATTAACAACAGAACAAGAAGAGAAAGTCGCTCAGATAATTGAGGCTTTCGAGAATGGTAAGCGTTTGTCTGACCTCCCTAACGTGTCAGGCACAAACCCTTATAACCTCTTTTGTGAGGTTCTTGACGAAGACGGCGAGAGCAAGAAAGCAGCCCTCGCAACTCTTCTTCCTTACACAGAAGAACAGAGTTCTTACGGCGTTCAGTTTGACACGGCTGTTTCAACACCGACTTGCACCCGTGTCGGCTCTTCTGACCTCCACAAAAGCTGCCCCGTTCAGAACCGTATGCGTGGCTGTCTGCTTGACGATGATGGCAACGTGGTTGAATACCTTGACCCTCGCGATTGGACGGGTCAGGTGCGTGACGGTTCACGAGGTCAGGTCATGGTGGAGATTCCTCTTCACTACCGCAAGTTTGAGACTGACGGCACAAAACTGACCGTCCGCATTTCTGAACTTCCTCTCCCTGGCTATCATCAGGTGCCAAAGTGTTATGTGTCGGCTTACGAGGCTTCCCTTGACCGCTCAAACAATAAGTTGGCTTCCGTCTGCAACGCCACAGAACAGTACAGAGGCGGTAACAATAACGCCAATTATGACGGCACATACCGCTCATTCTTGAACCGTCCCGTTACAGCAATCAGCCGCACGAATTTCAGGAACTACGCCCGCAAGCGCAAGTCAGGCAGCACCGAGTGGAACTGTATGACTTATGACATGCAGAAGACCCTCTATTGGCTCTTTGTCATTGAGTACGCCACACTTAACTCTCAGGCGGCTTACAACGCTTCGCCGACCGCTGAGGGCTTTCATCAGGGCGGCTTGGGTGACGGCGTGACAACATTCAGCGGCAACGATTGGAACACGTTCAACGGTTATTACCCGTTTGTACCTTGCGGTATCTCTGACAGCCTCGGAAACAGAACGGGCGTTGTGGATTACACGGTCAACAATGAGGCTGAGAGCAACCCGATAACAAAGACATTCCAAGTTCCCCGTTACAGAGGCGTTGAGAACCCATTTGGGCATATTTGGCAGTGGACGGACGGCATTAACGTGCGTATCAGCCCGAACGCTGACAAGGGCGGAGACGGTCTTTCAAAGGTCTTTGTTTGCTCTGACCCCGCAAAGTTCAACGACAGCAATTATGAGGGTTCTTCTCATGTTGGCAATGAAGCCCGTACAGAAGGCTATGTGAAAGAGGTCATTTTCGGAGAGGGTGGCGAGATTATGCCAAAGACAGTCGGCGGCGGTTCTACCACTTATTTCTGTGACTATCATTACACAAACATTCCAACGACTGAAACACTCCGTGGGGTTCTGTTCGGCGGTTATGCGAATTACGGCTCGGGTGCGGGCTTCGCTTTTGCGAACTCGAATAACGCCCCCTCGTATACGAATACGTACGTCGGTTCTCGCCTTTGCTTTTTCCCCGCAACAGCGTAACACGCCCCTCGTTCATCGTTTAACCCTTTAACTCAATCAAGAGACAATGGAAGAAAATAAGAAGCCCGATGACGGTTCACTTGCCTTTCTGAACATACCCCGTGACGAAAGCAACCGTTCTTTCAACTGTGACGAGACAACCCAATCAAAGTTGGTCAACACCTCATTTTGGGTCTGTGACTTCATAGAGGACGTGCCGACAAGGTTCAGCAAGACGAAAGGGACAAAAGGTCAGACGCTTGTCAAGATTAAGCCCGATAAGAACAGCCCTGAGGCAGACGCTAAGAAGTTCTTCACGGGTTCAGCAGACATTCTCTATGTTTGTCAGGAAATCAAGAAGCGCAACGCCTTTCCCCGCCGTGTCACGTTGAGAGGAAACGGAAACCGTTATTGGTTTGAATAAAGAGACATAAAAATATTAAGGTTGGTCGCTCCCGTGGGGTTCTGTTCAGCGGTAATGCGAATAACAGCTCGAATGCGGGCTTCGCTTATGCGAACTCGAATAACACCCCCTCGAATACGAATACGAACATCGGTTCTCACCTATGCTTTTTGAATATTTTCATCAGGTGTCAAAGCCTGAAAAAGATATTAAGGGCGGCAACCGTACCTCTTGGTAAAAAACTTCTGAAAACTGAAATGTGTCGGTAGGAACGCCTGTTGTATGGGCTACCGAAGACTCAAAATAAGAAAGCAAAGAAACATGAAGCGTATTGACAACTTATACGACAAGATAATCTCGTTAAAAAACCTCCGCCTCGCCGATGAAAATGCGAGACGGGGGAAGACGAACACATACGGGGTCAAGGTTCACGACAAGAACCGAGAACAGAATTTGTTGGCTTTACATGAAGCCTTGCTGACAAAGACGTTCAAGACCTCTCCGTATGACGTGTTCACGATCTACGAGCCGAAAGAAAGAATTATTTATCGTCTTCCGTACTATCCTGACCGTATCGTCCACCATGCTGTCATGAACGTTCTTGAACCCATTTGGGTGCGGCTCTTCACTTATAACACGTATTCTTGCATTAAGGGTCGTGGTATTGAGGGCTGCGCCCGTAGGGTTGACAAGATAATCAAGAGTTTTGAGGGCAAGCCTCTCTTCTGTCTGAAAATTGACATCAAGAAGTGCTACCCCTCCATGCGTCACAGGGTTCTGAAACGGCTCATACGCCGAAAGATTAAAGACAAAGACCTTTTGTGGCTTCTTGATGAAATCATAGACAGCGCATCAATGGATGATGCGGGCAGACCGCTAACAGAGGCTGACAAGGCTCAAAGCGACCCCGAGGACGCTCACGGGCTTCCGATAGGCAATTATCTGAGCCAATACCTCGCAAACCTCTGTTTCTGTTATTTCATGCACTGGGTAAATGAACAGCTTGCAGAACTTGTGAAAAAGGCTCTGAGGCTGACAGTAAAGCCCCATATTGAATGTACTGAATACGCTGACGATATAACGTTCTATGCGGAAAGCAAAGCCGTTCTGCATGAGGTTCTGAAACTCATTCGGGTTCAACTTGAAGACGGTCTGTCCTTGAAGATAAAAGGCAACTATCAGATATTCCCCGTAGCGAAGAACCGTTATGACAGACACGGGCGTGCGCTTGATTATGTCGGTTACAAGTTCTTCCGAGAACAGAAGTTGATGCGCAAGTCAATAAAACAGAATTTCTGCCGTGAAGCCGCCCGCCTGAACAAACGGGAGAAGCCGTTAAGCCAAAAGGCTTACAAACAGGCTGTTTGCCCGTGGTTGGGTTGGGCGAAACACAGCAATTCAAGACATCTTTTGAAAACAATTATTAAACAGAAGTATTATGGCATTCTATGACAACAAGCCCTCCAAGTTGGAGGCAGTGGGTAACGGTTCTTACTTGTACCGTTGGAATATTCAGGAGGTAAAGCCTGAGAGCGTTGAAAAGACCTCAGAAGAGGGCGCAGAGGCTCAGGCAGAGAAAGCCCCTCAGTTCTCATGTGAAGAGGTCTCAGTGTGGGAACCGCTGACCTCAAACAAAATCACAGAGGCGGTAATTACCTCAAAGTGGGACGCTAACTACGAGCAGAAACTTGTCAACGAGTACAACGCCGCACAGCTTGGTTTATACGGCGCAAAGACATCTGACGAGGCGAAAGCCCACATTAAGGCTTACACAGATTATCTTACAGAGCGTGCCGCCCTGAAAACTCAGGTAGATGCGGACTGCGCCGAGTTCGGTATTCTCTAACTCTCTGTTTCAGGAGTGAGGGGCGGGCGGTTCAGACTGTCAGCCTCTCTACTCTTTGAAAAATGGCGGTAACTCATTCTAAAGCCCCACAAAGCGTTTTTAAGTGATTACCTTATAAACATACCACAGAGAAAAGTAAACGCCGTGTGCGTCAAATTCGCAAAAAATAACTCTCAAATGAAACGACAATGATAATTTACAACGACAAAGGCAAAAAGCTCCTTGAAATTGAGGTTGACGATAACAGTTATCGCCACAGAGTTATCATGGGCGATTATAACCTCACGCTTTATTACAGCCTCGCAGAACACATTGAGTTGCCCGTGGGCTGTTATTGTGACTATCAGGGAGAACGCTTCACGCTTGAACGCCCTGAGGCTTTCAAGATGAAACACAGCCGCAGTTTTGAATACACCGTGACAATGGAGAGCAGTCAGGCAAAGGCGAAGATTTGGAAGTTCAGAAACCCCGTTGACGGGCGACTGAAATTCAGCCTGACCGCCAAGCCCCATGAGCACCTCCAAATGTTCGTTGACAACATGAACCGCCGTGACACGGGTTGGTCGGTCGGCTCTTGTGTGTCAGGCGATGAAGTCTGCATATCGTACAGCCACGCTTTCTGTTATGAGGCGTTGGAACAAATGGCTTCAACCCTGAACACGGAATTTGAGTTTAACGGCAAGACCGTCTCGCTCCGCAAAGTTGAATATAACAAGAACAACCCGCTGTCGCTCTCATACGGGCGGGGTAACGGCTTCAAGCCCAATGTGGGGCGTTCTAACTATGGGGAAACGCCGCCGACTGAAATTCTCTACGTTCAGGGCGGTTCAGACAATATAGACCCGAGCAAATACGGAAGCTCAGAACTTCTTTTGCCGAAGTCTCAGTCAATAGGCTTTGACGGCGTTTACTTTGAAGACGAAGAGGGCTTCAACGCTGACAACGCCCGTTACTATATGACTGACGATTTGGGGTTCTCAATCAGAAGAAAGGACAAAGACCTGACAAGCCTCGCCGAGAGCAGTCTTGACTGTTCAGACATCTACCCGAAGCGTGTCGGCGAAATCTCTTCTGTCGTGTGTGTTGACAAAGACAAGAACTTTTACGACATCATAGACAACTCAATCCCTGAGAACCTTGACTACGAGAAATGCCTGATAGACGGCGAGACCATGACAGTTATCTTTCAGACGGGCATGTTGGCGGGTAAAGAGTTTGAAGTGAAATACTACCACAACTCAATTCTGAACCCTGACGGCTCTTTGAAGAAAGCCGCCCGCCGCTTTGAGATAACGCCGCAAGAGATTGACGGGCAGACCATGCCGAATGAAACCTTTTGCCCCCGTGCTAACGAGAAATACGCTGTATTCAAGTGTATGTTGCCTGACGCTTATATCTGCGACAACGCCACAAAGTCAGGGGCTTCATGGGATATGTTCCGTCAAGCCGTGAAAAGTCTCTTTGACAACGAGGAGACAAAGTTCACGTTCACGGGAGACCTTGACGGCATTTGGGCAAAGAAAGATTGGCTGAACATAGGCGGGCGCATCAAGCTCGGCGGGTATATAAAGTTCTCCGATGAACGCTTTCAGAAAGACGGCGTTCTCGTCCGCATCACGGGCATTAAAGATTATATCAACAAGCCGCACAGCCCCTCTCTTGAACTGTCAAACGAGACGAAAAGCGCATCTTTCTCTTCAAAGTTGAAGCAGCTTGAAAGCGAGGAGGTGGTCATTGAAGACAACCACCGTGAGGCTATTCAATTCACAAAGAGACGGTTCAGGGACGCAAAAGAGACAATGAGCATGTTGGAGGCTTCGCTACTTGAAAACTTCACTCAGAGCATAAGCCCTATCGCCATACAGACTATGCAGATGCTTGTCGGCGATGAAAGTCTTCAATTCCGTT